CGTAGAGGATAGATTCACCGGCGTCGTCCATCACACGGCCGACTTTAATGTCCGCCTGACGCTCTGCATCAATGTCTGCGTCGGATTTGACGTAGTAGAACTTGCTGCCAGACAATCGAACCACAGTCTCTCTCACAGCGAGATCGTCTCCCAACAATCCACCATCCAGACGTAGGCGTACACGGCACTGAGGTCATTCCCGACGTTCCTCTCCATGTCCGAGAGACTCTCATATTCGAGTGGATGGGCCTTCTCCTCACCGCGGTCCCGATGGTAGGCCACCGTCACACCCTGACAAGGGTTCTTGAAAGTGTGGACCTCACCGAGCTCCGGAGCCAACCGAGCACCGAGCTGTGAAAGGGACCCGAGGGCCAGCAGGGTATCGACCCTCTCCTGGGTGGTGTAGTGATTCTCCAAGGTGGTGCCGACACCGGTCGGGTACCCGTCCCAGTGGCAGTAGATGCCGGTGATGTGACCGTTGGGGAGTTGCTTGCCGATGAATGATCGCGTTGCCATGGTCTTGCTATACCTCTTTCACGCGTGAACTTGCATCAGACCACGGCGTCGTCGATGATCCCGCTGTGGATCACCCAGAATGCAATCGCGAGCATGAAGGTTGCCCAGCTGTCTAGGTATTTACCTGCCTCAGCGAGTAAAATAAACATGACAAAGCTGGGCCAATACTTCACGAGGTGGTTGTATAAACCGGAGACGAGAGTTAAAAATGCACTTTTTCTGTCAGACATATTTGTTCCTTCTGGTTGTGCTAAATTGGCGACCCCGCAGAGACTTGAACTCTGATTTCGACATTGAAAGCGTCGAGTCCTTACCTTTAGACGACGGGGCCAAAATTAAACTTTGTTGAGGTGGCAGGAGTCGAACCTACATCGGACAGATTCAAAGTCTGGCGTGTTGCCATTACACCACACCTCAGCGGAGAGACAGGGATTCGAACCCACAGTACCTTTTAAAGTACAACCGCGTTCCAGGCGGTTTCAATCGACAGGCTCGAACCATAAATGTTGTTCTAGCGATTTAGTTAAGTACCTGTACGCTATCTCTTCACCTTTCGAGATGTCCTTAATCGCTTTGATATTGATAGTTTCTCGTCCATTAGCATGATATTCTATGAACCATCTTGCGTTAGGCTCATTCGAGTGGCTATAGATACCACCGTACCCCATTGCCCAATAAGCGAATCCATTTTGTACGTGTTGAAATACATAATCGTGCACAAATGTTCTACCGTTGTTTAGAACGTTTAATTCTTTCATTATTCCAGCGGAAATCTTTATCGTTGGGCATCTCTCGATCAAGGTGCCCATCATGATATCTTGCGCAGCAACGCAGATGTAGCCCTTCTGCGGATGTTCCTGAATCTCTATTGGAGGTAGGAATATTCCCGGTTTATCTGGTACATATTCTCTAAACATAATATTCCTCAGTACAAAGGTGCTACCAGCGGAGAGACAGGGATTCGAACCCTGGGTGCCTTTTATAACACACAACATTTCCAATGTTGCTTCTTAAACCACTCGAACATCTCTCCATTGAGCGGGTTGACGGGCTTGAACCGACGACCTGAAGTTTGGAAAACTTCTGCTCTACCAACTGAGCTAAACCCGCAAAGTTTTTGTTATCAACTTTTTTATTATATTATCAAAGAGCGAAATGTATTCAGCTTTGCCTCCCGGGAGGGATTCGAACCCCCGTTGATCCAGCTACGGTGCTCAGGCTTAGAAGACCCGTCCGATACCGGGAGAAAGTTTGTTTGTGGCCACCGCGGGATTCGAACCCACCCTGAATCGATTTTAAGTCGACTTCCTCTGCCCCTGGGATACGTGGCCGTTGGTTGCCGGAGATATCAGCCTCTCCGGCGGGGCATCACTGCATCAGCGAGCGCGCCGAGGAGCCCGACGCGTGAGCTCGATTTCTCGAACCTGAGCGAAAAACGCAGAGTCACCCTCGGGGCGGCGAGCATTGATATTGCTTGCGCATGATTGCGCCTTCTTGCGGCTGTAGAAGATTTGGGCGAAGCCCGCCTCGTCCCAGATACCGCGAATGCGTCCCGTGTAGACCTTGCGGTTGAGGAAGCGGCGGGTGTTGGCGTCGCGAACGACGAATGCGGTGTATGTGTTGCTGTTCTTCATAGTATTTTTCTCTATTTCTCTGTTTTGTTTATTATAACAACCCTTGATTTAAGGGAGTTAATCTGTTTGTTCTTCCGACTCCTCAGCAGCTAATCCCGCCGCGAGGTCTCGTCTTCCCAGGCATCGATCGTGAGCTCTTCGTAGACATTTCGTTCACAGACACTTCCTAGATCGATCTCGCTTGGTGACGGCGGTCGTGGTGATTGTGTTATTCTTGTTGTCCAGCCGGTTCGTCACCTCTAGATGTTCGATCACCTGCTCGCAGTCTTCCTCAATTGGTTTCGCAGAGGCGGCGGTGTGAGCTTCTTGTGGGGCTGGTTGGACTGAAGGGGCCTGATTATTCGCGATGTAATAACCCGCACCATAGCGGTATGCGCAGCCAGTCAAGCTCATGATCAAGATCGTTGATCCGAGGCGTCTCACCATATTAACATCCTAATCCGTCGGGTCTTTCTTTTGCAAGACCTTGTTAAAAATTTATTTGCTGTTGATCTCACTTGTTGTCTTTACGAACCAGACGCAAGTGGCTGCTGCCGAAGCTGGAGAGCTGCTGCTCGAAATCTTTGGGAAGTTTTCCTCCATTCTCTCGCTTAGCCTGGATGATGAGATAGTCCATCACATCCATGTAGATCTTGCGTCTGAGAGACTCGAAGAGGTACTTCATGTAAGCGGCTTGTGCCACGAACAGGACCAAAAGCGCAGGAAACTGAAGAAGAGTAGTGTGATTCATGTCGTTCTTAGATCGAATCAACAGACTGATTGTGAAACCAGCGAGACTTCGCGGAGGTACATGAAACCTCTGCGACCCGTCTCAGGATTAAGGGTGTCCACGGCAGGGACGAATTTCCAGTCGTCGAAGTACTCTCCCGTACCCGGAACTCGCTTGATGTAATCATCACTCTCCGCGATGTACTTGGTGCCGTAGGCCTTGCTGACCAGGAGGTCACCCTTCTTGATATATGCCATGGATCTATTATACTTCTTTCGTGCGCTGACTTGCATCTGCGATAGACACATATCAGACAACGGGTTCAAAATCTGTGATATTTCGCACCAAGTAGATGCTACCTTCTACCATAAAAGTGTGCCTAAGAACAGAGACTGACCGACCACGATTGCTCTCATTCACTCGAGTTGTTCCCAAGTAGATGGCTATTGTACCCTTTGCGTGTGCTAAGATGCCCCAGCCTTGTGACCCGTAAGGATAAGGCGGTGCTTCCACGTCTTTCTGCACCGGACAAGCAGAGAAGCTCTGTACAGAGACTTGCCACAGCGCCCCGGGTTGAAGATTCGATACTAACTTCTCTGCGACTTCATCTGATACTACTGCGTCAGGCAAGTAAGCACGAGGACGCAATTTGTGCTCGGCGCTGTAAGACGAATTAGTGTTAGGTTTCTGATTCCAAACAACTTTATTGTGACGCACAGAAGACCTCCGGTAATTCTTTTGACCTGCCACCTAACCAGACCCAGTAACCACGCTTACGCATAGCACGCCACAAGTCACGGCTCGGCTGGAGCTTTAGATTATGAGAGGACACAAGCGTCCAGTTGACTGCAGGACAGCAGATGTTGGCAGGTGCATTCCAAGACCTCACTCGGACGAAAGATCGATCTAGAGGCGTAAATTCAACTGCGTGCGAATAGTGCAATTTTTGATGGAGGAGAACGTGCCCAGAAATGTCTGGTCGTTGAACCATGGTGCGTTTCACTGTTTTCTCCGCGTGTCCCAACGAACTGTGTGTCCACAGTGCACGCATGTGAACTGTGTGCGACGTTCTACGACACCATCCCATCGCAGCTCATGGATGCAGCTCTTGCCTGATGCTCTGGTCCAGCCGTGCCCATTGCAAGCATGACACACAGCTTTCATGTGTGAATACGCGTGACGTGCTTCAGACGTGTTTTCACGGCCCACGCCGAAGGGATAAGCGCCCAGGAGCAAATTCCAGCCACCGTGACCTCGACAGATGCTGCACTGCACACTGTCTGCAGGCATAAAAGAGGGCGGCGTCTTACGTGGCTCAGGCCAGTCGACCCACGCTTCCCGGTCGCCCGGTTGAACGTAAGTGATGCTGTTTTGCCTGTTGTTGCCCACGTGTCTATATTACCATTTTCATGTGTGAATTTGCAAGGTCAAGTTGGTCAACCCGCAGATTGACGACCAAACATCTATGATGCGCAATAAAGTCAAATTAATCTGACAGCTTCTGACGTGCTCTCTTGTATAACTCCCAATGGACAACTGCTTTTCTAGCAGCACGGTGCCACCGGGTGGGCTCCTTGATGCCCAAACCGGTACGTCTTGACGTGTCTGAACTACGAATTAATTCATCTGCTGTGAGAATTGGATTATATCTAGCTAATTTGCGCCACAGTTTTCTGAACTTACGGCGAACCCTCCGCGACTCTTCTGGTGTGAGTTGGCTTAGAATGTTGTTCATGTCATGACTAAAATCTTTATCAGGCGGTACGATGCCCGCGTCGTACGCTTCTTGGTGTGCGAGAGCTGTCAGCAGGATGGGATTGTTTTTATTCACCGCTTGCCACTTTTCTGTCTAACAGACCACTTCACGTAAGATTTAAGACAATTAGTCCTGATGAGATCGAGAACGTCTTCGTCAATCCTCAACTTGAGCTTTTTTGCTAGATTTCTCCCCCTCTGCCAAGCTTCCATCTCCTCCTCCAAACACGCCAAGCGGTGCTGGAAGGTGCGAGTGATGCGGGGATCTGTCTGATCGTAACCCATGAGAAAACGATTAGGCTCACCTGGGTGTTGGTGGATGAGGTGGTGACCGCACTCGTGGAGGAGGTAGACCACTTGCTTGATGGGTGAGGCATTGGCAGCGATCATGATGGATTTGAAGCATTCGTCGTAAGTTCCGTTCTCGTGACGCTTGAAGTAGACTGTGAGACCCCGTTTGTTGCACCACCGAATCAGCCTGTCCAGATTCTTGACGTTAGCCATCTCCACGAGGTACACGGTCATGGCATGCTCAGGAGAATGCCCCTTCTTCAGGCTGCGCTTGTATCGTTTCTGCACACGCTCCTTCCAGAAATCAAGGTCAAACAGACGACCCTTTTGTTTGGCCGCCTGTTCGCCCTCAGAGGTGAGCATGGGTGACGTCACCTCGCGTCACCTCACTTGCCCTTCTTCTTAGCAGCTTTCGCCTCTTGCCCCGTGCTGCTGTCGTTCTTCACTCCGAAGACGTCCAGGATAGAAGCGACGCACCACTTGTGGACCGACTTGGCCAGCTCTAGATTGTCCACACCCCCTGCGGTCAGCTTGGACCAGGCCGACACTCGAAGCTCGCCGGGAAGGTCTGCCATGAAGTCTCGGAGGTTGGCACCCTGGTTGTCGTCCAGCGTCTTCAGCTTCTTGGTGACGTAATCTGCCACCTTCTCGATGACGATGTTCTGTTTCTCTTGGCCCAGCTTGGCGATCTTGCCCTTCACTGCCTGGTACCGCTCCATGACGTCCTCGCCGCTGACTTGGTTGTCGATAGTCTTGGCGAAGGAGTGGAAGGCGATGGTGGCCTCAGTGCCCACGTAGCCGAGGCACAGCGGATAGAACATCGTGTCTTCCGGGGCATCAGCCACACCGGCCTGACACAGCGCGTTGCTGAGACGCTCCCAGCTACGGCGTGAAGGGGACACCTTTCCCGGCTCTGTGTCCTTGGGAGTGTCCATCCACTTCTCGTTGGCTGCCAAGAAATCCACCACAGTGGAGTGCACACGACCTTCCTGCCGGGCCCAAGTGAGCCAGTCTTCCGGGGAGGGTGTCAGATCGATGGTCCAGAAACGATCCAGGAGCGCCGGGTCCATCTCGTTGACGGTGTAGGCTGCCGTGTGGTTGATGGCTGAGAAGACCCGCGTCTGTGGGTGCAGCTTCCAACCGTTCAGCTCACGATCGAGGACGATCTGGAAGGCTGCCTGCATCACCTCGGGGGTGGCGCGGTTGAGCTCGTCGAGGAAGAGGCACACCGGCTTGTCGCAGGCACGCTTGTACCACTCGGGTGGGTTGAACCGCGTCACCTCGCCGTCAGTGGAGGGGAGACCGATCATGTCGCCCTCTGACATCTGGCTGAGCCGACGGTCGACCACCTCAAAGTCACGGAGGCCTTCCACCTCTGAGATCTTGGCAGCCACCTGCCGCACCACCTGGCTCTTGCCGATGCCGTGCGGGCCTCGGAGGAGGACTGAGGTCGTCCGGGGAAGGCGGGGGGCCACAGAGGTGAAGGTCTTGATCGTCATCGTAGTCATAGTGCTGTTTCCTTGTTCGTGGTTGACATCGACTTAGTAAGTATAACTTGTGTTCGCGCCGCTTTGCAGAGCAGCTCACTTTTTTTCGTGTACGAACTTCAGACCAAGCTGGTCTTGCTGACGTTGATCTGAAGCGTCTTGTAGGCAGTACGCCAATTTAGCTCTTGAGCTGTGGCTACCACCCTGCCGTCGACGATCAGTTGCGCAGTATAGGGGGCTCGTTTGCCTCCGCGGGCAAAACAACGGTAGCCGCGCGCCTCGACCGCTCGGCCGGGGAACAGTGGTTCTGCAAACTTGATGACCTTCGACTGGGGCGTTTCGTTCCATGCCATGGGACCATCCTATCAACAACCAACGTAACTTTGCATCGATCAGTCGCGATGTCCATTCATCGCGGCGGGGCTGCGTCCGGCCTCGAGCTTGCGCTGAGAACCTGTGTTTCTCTCTCTTCTACCCTCTGCAGCATGTCTGTGAGTCCGCGCAGGAGGTCGAAGAGGCGCGCGTGAGAATCTCGAGCAGAAGAGAAGATGGCCGTCACGTAGGGATCGTCTTCCAGATGGGGCATCCGACACAGGGCGTCGCGCCACAGTGCGTCCATGGCAGCTGCCACAAGCCGCCGATTCTCCTTTGCGATCTCATCGTGGATCTGCCAAGTGCTGCTCACAGCTCACCCCGCCAGGAGCGCTTGGGGTTGCCCTGCCGCTTGCCGCGGCGGTCATTCATCCGCGTGCTGCCCGCGTGCCGGGTGACCATGGCGAGGACCAGGCTGTTGCGTTTCGTCTTCTTCTTCATGAACATACTGTATCTCCTTCACGCGTCAACTTGCAAGTATTCTTGAAACCGAGCTCGAGCGGCCGCGAGCTCGGACGGTTTGGCCCGCGGCAGGCGGTGACGGTAGATAGCTTCGAAAGCGTGGTGCCGCCCTTCGCGTACGCACTCCAGCATGGCTCGGAGTTCCTCGGGCGTGAAGTCACTCTCCACGGGAAACTGGTCAGGGCTCTTGCCAAAGATCTTGGCAGCGAGGATCACACCGATCGAGCCTAGGGCTATCTTGCCCATCGTTCCAATGCGTAGCATGTATCTACTCTACACTCTCTTCACGCGCACTTGCTCCGGCGGTACGGCTCGAACGTACGACCCGGTGGTTAACAGCCACCTGCTCTGCCTACTGAGCTACACCGGAATGAATCTACTTTATCCTACAATACCGCGACTGTATATCATGCCATCCTTCCCTTATGGTTCGTCGCCGTCGATTGAGTCACCGTTTGGAACCGGAATCGTGTTAAAAATTTTGAACCGACCATCATACCTTTGATCATACACCATACTTATTGAAGTATGCACTACGTTTATGTAATAACTTGTTTATTGAATGGAAAACAATATGTTGGAGAAACCGGCAATCCTACATCTAGAATGAAAGGCCACTTTTTTCCTCCGCCTTCTAGAAAAGAAAGACTACAAGTTATTCAGAAAGCGATAAAGAAACACGGTCATGACAATTTTATTTTTGAAGTTGTCAGTTCACATGATACAGTTGAAGAAGCATTCACTGCAGAAAATAGCTTAATTTTAAAGAAAAAATCAGAAGGAATACTGCTCTACAATATGAATGATGGTGGAGTGGGAGGAATTAATCCGTCACCTGAAACAAGAGAAAAAATGTCTAAAGCTAGATTAGGTATCAAGCTTTCAGACTCAACAAAAAATTTGATACGAGAAAAAGCAAAAAATCAAATGAATGATCCTGAACGCAGAGCGCAACAAAGAAAAATAGCTAAAGACTGGTGGGAGAACTTACCTGAAGAAGAAAAAGAAATACGAATAAAAGAACTAAAGGCCGGGCAGAAGAAAAGAATCTATACTCCTCTTTCAGAAGAAAGAAAGAGACAAATTTCTGATACCCTTAAATCACGAGCTGATGAATTAGGTAGGGCAAAAGATAATGTCGTAGAGCTAGTCCACAACTGTCCGACATGCGGTAAAGAAGTAAAAAGAAAAGGAGTCAAAGGGTGGAAAAGTCAAATAAAATCAGGACTTTGTAGATCATGTAGAAACAAAGCAGGACATTTGACAAGGAAGCTCAAAGCCGCCCTTTGTGATTCATCCCATGACCAGATTCATGTACCTTCTGAAATCTGACATTAGGAGTTCTTTTTTGAATTCCTAATTGACAACTTTTTCCTACTGTGCCGCCGCTGTTGACCCACCAAGCCTGGCGGTACTCCTCGCGATCTTCAGCGGAATCGAACTTGAGGACGGTGAGGCTACCCTGCTTACCGTCGCCGGCGGACAGACCGAGATACTTGACAGCGGGTTCGTCGCTGCAATCGGGGCAAGTATTGATCCGTCCGCCGGCGAGGCGCTTGGCGAGTGAGTGAGGGTCGAATGGTGCACCACAAGAAACGCAGTCTCGCATGTTGTTCTCCAGTGGGTCCGGTGGGGTACGATCCCACAACTTATCGCTTAAAAGGCGAGTACTCTACCGATTGAGTTACGGACCCGTGTTCGTGTCGTTCGTTACCTGTACAGTATACCTCCCTCGCGCGCAATCTTGCAGCTCGTTGCAGTCCATACACTACTGGGCAACGCCGGCCTTGTTCAAGTCACTCCTTTTACGCCTTCCTGCAAGATCGCGCGCGGTCCTGATAGAGTAGAAGAGTTAGGCAACAGCTACCA